AAGGGGGCATTTGCAGCACTGAATACCACGATGCTTGCAAATCCAATCGTACTTATTATCGCAGCCATTGCAGCTCTTGTGGCTGCTTTTATTTATCTCTGGAATAACTGTGACGGATTTCGCCAGTTCTGGATCGACCTCTGGGAGAACGTAAAACAGGTTGCAATCACGGTATGGAATGCAATCAAGGAATTCTTCTCACAGGTGTGGGAAACCATCAAGACGATCTTCTCGACCGTGTTTGAAGTGATAAAGACCCTGGTAACGACTTATTTCAATCTGTATAAGACGATTATTGAGACGGTTTTCAATGTGATAAAGACGGTCATCACGACCATCTGGGAAGCCATCAAGGGTGTATTTACTACAGTTTTTAATGTGATAAAAACACTGGTGACAACGTATTTCAATATCTACAAAACGATCATTCAGACAGTCCTGACCATTATCCAGACTGTCATTACAACGGTATGGAATACGATAAAAACAGTCATTACCACTGTCCTGAATGCAATAAAAACAATCTTCAGCACGGTATGGAATGCCATCAAGACCATCATCAGTGCCGTGGTAAGCGGGATCAAGGGACTGATCACAGGGGATTTTACTGCGGTCAAGAACTCCATTACCACCATCATGAATACGATTAAGAGTACGATCACCACTATATGGAACACCATCAGGTCGACCATTTCAACGGTCCTTGGTGCAATCAAGGGTGCGGTCACATCCGTATTCAATGGAATCGTAAATGCGGTGAAAGGTGCGATGGGAAATGTGCTGAATGCAGTAAAGACAGGTTTTTCCAATGTGAAAAACCATATCACGGGGCTTGCGTCACAGGCATTTACGTGGGGCAAGGATCTGGTCATGGGAATCGTAAACGGAATCAAGAGCTGCATCGGTGCGGTTGGGGATGCCGTTAAGGGTGTGGCAGACAAGATCAAGTCATTCCTTCACTTCTCCGTGCCAGATGAAGGTCCGCTGACGGATTATGAATCATGGATGCCTGACTTTATGGGAGGTCTTGCCAAGGGTATCGAAAAGAGCCGTGGCATGATCCAGAAGGCGGTAAGCGGTGTATCTTCCGATATGGTGGTCAGCCCAGATGTCAGCAGAATGGAAAGCATGACGGGAACAGGAACGGCAGCACAGCCAGAAGGTATTTCCGGGATGCTTTCTGCAATTACTTCTGCAATCGATAATATCAAACCGGACAGCGGTGACATCGTCATTCCTGTGTACCTTGGCGGTACGATGCTTGATGAGGTTATTGTTTCGGCGCAGCAGAGGGCAAACTTAAGAAGCGGGGGCAGATAAAAATGGCATATATACAATATCTTGTTTTTAATGAGAAGTCTCTGCCCCTGCCGGATTCCTACGATATCGGATTGTCAGATGTCGAGGCGGACTCCGGCGGTGAAACAGAGGCGGGAACCACACAGAGGGATGTAGTAAGGACGGGAGTGGCTGACATTTCCGTCTCTTTTTCCGTGTCCCCGAAGTGGCTCGGACTGCTGACGGCATATTCCAAGATGCCGAAGATAGCAGTGAAATATTTTGACACGGAAACACTGGAACTGAAAGATGCAGAAATGTATATCACGGGATTTAAGGCAGTACTTAAAAAGGACACATCCTATAAGGGACTGTGGACGGTATCCTTTACCCTAAAAGAAATGTAGGAGGCAGATGCTGTGATCGAAGTATCAGAGAAATTCAAAAATGCCGTAAGGCAGAACACAAGAAAATATGAGTGGTACGGTTCGATCACGACAAAAGCCGGAAAGGTGCATGAATTCACGGCAAAGGATATCGTGAAGGGTTCCGGCTACATAAAATGGCAGTGCTGCAGTAACACGGAGATAGAACTCGGAACAGTGTATGCAGCAGAAATGGGAATCAGCCTGTTTTCGGAGATTGACCGTTATACCCTGGAAGATGCCGAGGTACGGCTTTATTACCGCCTGACACTTCTGGACGGGACAACGGAGTCCGTACCGATGGGGATTTACGAAGTTTCCGAAGCCAACAGGAAGGTGCGGACACTGGAACTGAAAGGCTATGACCATATGCTCCGTTTTGAGAAGTCCCTGAAACTGGAATCCTCAAGCGGAACGCCATACCAGTTCTTAAAGGCTGCGTGTGCTGCATGCAAGGTGGAAATGGCACAGACGGTTGCGGAGATCAGTGCCCTTCCGAACGGTAAGACCACACTTGGTATTTATTCGGATAATGATATAGAGACCTTCCGTGACCTGGTCTTTTATGTGGCACAGGTGCTTGGCTGTTTCTGCCAGATAGACCGATACGGAAAACTTGTCCTTAAGCGGTACGGGAATGAATCCGTATGGAACGTGGAGCAGAAGGAGAGGTTCGACAGCAGTTACTCTGACTTTGTTACAAGATACACGGCAGTATCATCCACAAACCAGATCAGCCAGACGGCAGAATACATTGCGATGGAAAAAGACGATGCCCTTACCATGAACCTTGGCATCAATCCGTTACTTCAGTTCGGACTGAAATCCGTAAGGGAGAAGATACTGCGTGAGATACTTACGGCACTGCAGAAGATAAATTATGTACCGTTTGACAGTTCCACCATCGGAAATCCGGCACTGGAAGTTGGGGACATCCTGAAATTTTCAGGCGGACATGCGGATGAGACAAAGATAAGCTGTATTACGAGTATCGAATGTAAGATCAACGGGAAAATGACACTGAAATGTGTTGGGAAGAATCCAAGGCTTGCATCTGCCAAGAGCAAGAATGATAAGAATATTACAGGTCTTATCAATTCCGTGGAAAGCGGAAAGACCATCATTTACAGTTTTGTCAATGTTGCCCCGTTTGAGATCGGGCAGTCCCTTATGAACGTGATGGATATTGACTTTACTGCAACGGAAGAAACCACGGCAGCATTCCAGTGTGAAATGCTTCTGGAGGTGGTAAAGCCGGATACCGGGGGAGAGCCGGAAGAAGGCGTGGCAGCAGAAACGGAACTGCCGGAGCTGTCTATTGTCTACAAGATAAATAATGAGACCATAGACACATTCATGCCGGCCAAGACCTGTCTGTATGGGAAGCATATCGTGACATTGTTTTTCCCGATATCAAAGGTCATTGAGAACAGTTCCAATACATTTTCCATGTATCTGAAGATATCATCCGGGAGTGCAAAGATTGGTGAGGCGCAGATCAGGGCAACCATCAGTGGTCAGGGACTCGCAGCAGGACTGGGAGACTGGAACGGACGCATCAATATCAATGAGAATATTGGAAATATCAGCATTACGGATGTACCGTTTGTGGCTGATGTGTTTAAGGATACGGCATCCGTAACATTCCCTTCTAAAAAGACACAGGGACTGACACAGACAATTGGGAATATTCCAATCACAGACCAGAACTATGAAGCGGATGTATTTACGGACCGTGCATGGATCACGGAGATCCTCCGTACCTTTGTCCTTACAAGCGTGCGGGGAAATCCAAAGTATAACGGATATATCACGGTCAATACGGAAGAAAGGTTCATGCTGCGGAAACGGTATGTACAGAAGTCAGGGCCGGAATCCCTCGACCACGGATATGCGGAAGACCTCATGATCGATATTTCATACTTCACAAGGGTGGACGGGGTGGAAGTCAATGGTTATACCGCAGCAGTCCGTCCGCAGTATATGATCACCACGGCAGAGACTTCTGTTAAGTTCCCGGATACTATTGCCATTGAAAACGGGTTCTTTGAACTGAAAGCAGTAACTGAACAGACACAGGAAGCCGTGACGGATGAAGTGGATGAAGGTTTCCTGGAAAGGACAACGGTTGATATATCCGGCTTTGACGGAGTGAAAGGAGTGGAATTTACACTATGAACTATGACAATATAAATGATGTTTTTTCGGCCGGTGTCACCAACATGACCTGTCTGTTACAGGACAGCAACAGCTATGATGGCGGTACGCTTGCCGTGAGTGGTGCGGATTTTTTTATATTTCTCGGAAAAGCCGTGCCGTACATTTATGCACACGGTGATTCTTACTGGGGAATCGGCAGTGATGCCACGCACCTTAAAGTGGATAACCGTGATACCAGAATGCGGTCGCTTTACAGGGAAGAAGGGACTTTATACAGTTATTACCGTTTCCTGAAAATACGGTGGGAAGGATGGTCGCATTACAATGCATCCGGGGCGGACTACCAGTTAAAGTATGACCTTCTGTTCTGGGACACGGGAGATATTTCCCTTCATATGATTTCTGTTCCTGTCCAGTGCTATGATGGCGGTTTCGGTTTTAGTGCAGACAAGAACTATACTTTCACAAAGCCCGATGTAGCTTCCCCGGATGTTACTTTCCAGTATTATGCGGACAGCAATACCTTTGAAGTAAAGTACACACCAATTGACCTGTTGGTCCCGTTCAAACTCCTGATAAAGGACGGGGATGGAAAACTGTATACGGTGGAGAACCAGATCATAAATGAGGAGCTGTCAGAAACAGCGGATGTGCTTGTCGGACTGGAAGAAACAGAAGTCAATGCACTTTTGTTTAAGAAATATGGTTTTGCAAAGATGCCGGAGTGGGACCTGATTAAAGGACTGACGCTTCCTTCCGTATTAAGCTGGAGTGACAGCAGGGCATTTCCACTGAATGCCGTGATTACGGGAACACCGCCAAAGCAGTATATCGAATGCATGGCGGATCTTTCGGACGGCACAGTCCTTGGAATCAAGGCACTGAATGCAGAATATGAGGGAGAGATCACGGTACAGTACAGTTATGACGGGGAGGCCTTTACGGATGAAACCCCGATGGCGGATTTTCTTACAATGGATCTGGACGAATTGTATGCCGGACTGCTAGAAGCAAAGACAATAACCTTCCGCTTCTGGCTTGCGGGCGATGCAACGCTTACATCCTTTATCATGAATTATAGAAATGGAGATGATGACGATGCTCAAGGGAACAACAAGAATAGAACTTACTGATGTAAATACGGGTGAGGTGGAAACCTACCAGAACAGCAATATGGTCACCAATGCACTGAGGGATGTATTGAAACCGCTTGGACTTTCTAAGAGACCGAACAGGTTCTTAAATGAATTCGTGCCGTATTATGAAAAACTGCTCGGAGGCATCCTGTGCTTTGACAGGGAGATACCTGAGAACGCAGACGGATATTATCCTCCGGCAGATGCAAACCTTGTCGGCTGTGCTTCACATGGAATGCAGAACAACACAAAGAATACCTTCCGTGGCGGATTCAACCAGACAGAATCGGAAGTAAACCTGAAAGACAGGTATGTGAAATATGTATATGATTTTGCTACCAGTCAGGCAAATGGCACGATTGCCAGTATCTGCCTTACACACAGGAATGGCGGTCTTACATCATACGGCAGTAAAAATACCAGTCCGATCAGGGAGAATTTCCTGATGCAGTCTATTGCGGAAGACAACCTTCAGTATGTGTACCCTGACAGGACTGGGGCAAGCACAAGCAGCAGATATTCCGGCATGACGATTGGAAAAACAGAGCTGATATTCCTGATCGACAGGGCAAAGGACTGTGTATATTATTTCAAAGTGGCGGATAAGAACCATATCCACATCACGAAAAGACGTGCATTTTTAAAGACGGTATCCATTCTTGATAATATCTATACCACAAAACCGCTTATCGAAGAAATCGAACTGGTGGAGCTGTCCTCGGAACTCCAGATAGGCTACTGGTCATATAATTATGATCCGTCAAATGATTGCCTGTATATCTGCACGAGCAGCAACAGCAGGACTGCCCCGGACGGCAAGTTTCTTATAACAGAAATAAAAGTGGACACTTGGAAGATCAAGCAGTATGAAATAACAAACACCACGGATAAATATCTTAGGACGGAAGGAAACTGGGGAATGTTTGTTACCGAAGGCTATCTTCTGCTGAGGGGATATGATGCCCCGTATGATGTGTATAAGATCCAGATCACGAATCCGGCAAATGTTGTAAAGCTGAAGCGGACCAATGTGACCAACATCAATGGCGTGCCGAAGTTTGTGATCAACGGAAGGGTTTATTACGAATACAGTTATGAACAGCTTCTGATTGCGGATCTGGCAACGAATGAGATCATGCCGCCGGAGACACAGACATTGTTTAATTCCAGTTATACGATGAGCGTGACTCCCGTAAGAAATGAACCGCTCATCTATTTTTGTGATTATGGCACATGGTCAACGTCCGGGTGGTACATGATGTGCAATTATCTGGCAACCATCAATAACCTTGATACACCCGTTACCAAGACGGCAGATAAGACGATGAAGATCACTTATATTTTACAGGAACAATAAAATACTTTTCGGAATCAGGCAGTTATCCATTGCGGGTAGCTGCTTTTTTTATACAAAAAATCAAAGGAGGACAAGACAATGAAGGAATTCTGGAACGCAGTACAGTTTGTATTCACGGCAGTCGGAGGATGGCTTGGATACTTTCTGGGAGGGTGTGACGGTCTGCTCTTTGCACTGCTCGCATTTGTGGTCATCGACTACATCACGGGAGTCATGTGTGCAATCAG